CGTTAATAAACGGGTAAGATGCATCCAGCCCAGGAGTGCATTATCTACACCATCCATGTCTGTAAGTCTTTCTGAATTTAAGGAGACATTAGTCGCGAGGGAGGTCGTGCCTTTTTGGGCGCTCCTTCAGCGACGCACGACGGATTGTACCAGGGTGCTCGCGGCATGTATTTGCACGCGGCTCAGGGGGGTCGGGAACTTAGTCAATTCTCCCCCTGCTCAGGGAATAAGGCAGGCCACAGCGTTAATTGCTGGCTTGTCGCGCTCCGCCCGAAGTACGTTCGACCGGCTCACGGGCTATATCGAATCAATCATCCAATTAATTAGATCCCTACTCGGGAAATTGTCGAGAGGGGAGAGGAATCTACAAGTGCTACTTGCAAACTTTTTGAGAACTCTTATGCGAGTTTACTTGAGGGCTACGGTCCTCATGAAAGACATGGAAATCCGACTCACATCCTTTCTGAGCGGAGCCACTACAGCGCCAATCCTTGCGGAAATCGCCAGTAAAATGCCGGCGGTGCCCAGTTGGGTGGCGAATGCCAAACGGCGTGCGGAAGGGTTGTTGCCTAGTATGCGACGGGTTTTTGACACCTTCTGCCTCGAAACAACAAGATTTAGACGCAATATGAGCATTCTTATCGCACTGCGAGGCATGTGCTGCCCTTTACCGGCAGCTGGCCTTTTTTCGCTGGCCATTTACAGGATCTATGGGTCCCATGAGTGGAGCGGTGAGTACTGGACCCCAATCCTCATAACACAACTTTTGGGCAGTCTAGGGGGTTATCAACAGACATTTCCAATGGTGGCTTGGAATGTTCTAGTTGAAGAGGTTATGATGGCTGTCTACCCAACGCCGTGGTTGACAACGTTTGAGCAAATCGGAGGAGCAATTTTGGGCCCGGAAGGACTAACCTCCACGATTCTTGGACACCACTTGCTTGGGTGGATCCGTAAGCGAAGCGCTATTTTGGCGTTCATCACACACCTCACATACAACAGTTGGGTTATTTTTTCTTCCAATGTTGGTCGCCCTTTGATGCTTATGCCGGCCGAAATACAGCTCAAGTATAAGCATGGAGAAGAGTTGGTCAAATCAGTCTCAGACCAGCTCGGGGTGAAAATCATAGACGGCCGCATGGCATTTACCACCGGTTCTAACGTCAAACAGGGCAAGGGGCATGTAGCCCTAGCGTGTCAAAACTCCACATGTTACGCCCTCGCAGCACACAATGCTTTCGTCGCTCAAAAGAGGTTGTTTGATGTCGGTTCAGGCCCACGGGCTGTCCCGATGCTCCATGCCTCAGCGAAAGTTCATTTCAACACACCGAAAGTCATCAGAGGAGACGCCAACCGGCAGCGTGGCGTAGCCAATGCAATTCGTGAACATGACAGCAAATATCCATTGCAAGCTGGAAAATGGACCCAGTGCAAATGCTGTCTATACGAGTGCAAGCATATTGAGCCTGACGATTTTGTGTCCTGCATACACTCTGCATATTATTTGAGTCCGGAAGAGTTGGCCTTAGTTGCCGCGCATGAAAACCTCGTATTCTGCCACCCATTGTGGGACGCATTTGGCAAGTACGAGGGGGGATATCATGTGACGGATGGCACAACCGTCAAAATGTACACTTTATCGAATGGAGAGTATGAGTGTTGGGAGCATAAGTATCCTGCATTCCTCCACGGCACGATCGAGGTTGGCGACACGCATGTCGCCTTCGTTGGTGACACCCACCTTCCCTCTTTCATGGACACCGTGTGTGGCCAGGTTGAGTTTTGTGACTCTGCCGATCCCATGGCCCCCTTCGAGACCCGTCTGGTTGGATCTAGGCAGTACTACGGCAGGCGGTCGTTCGCAACGGCTGACTTAGCCTACGTCATGCCTGAGGAGTGCCTTCTCAGTCTACAATCTTTCGTCGTTGGGAAAAACCCTTCCCAGCTAGGAATCAACTCCTTCTTAGCGCACCTACGTGCATCGACAACTCTTGCCCAGCCTCAGGTATTACAGGCCTACAGCGACATGCACGCGTATGTTGTCTCCACTGAAGCCGCTAAATCTGAGCAAGAGTCCATTGACACTCATCTGAATACTGCAGTCGCAAACTATTCCATCGGCGCAAGCAGAGACAACTCTTTCTCTGTGTTACACTATTTGAAACTCCGGATCTCCATGGCAATTAAGAGGTTGCTAATGTGGTTGATTCGCTTTAAGTTTTTCGCTTGGCTCGCGAGATTTTACCCTCGCGGCCAGACACTCTCGGCAATCACTGTCGCAGAATCGTATGGCTCCTACTTGGCTCGCAAGAACCAGGTAATTCCATTGGAGCCAGGGGTTTACCGAGTCGACGACGTGGTTCCAATTCCAACTAGTGAGCTCACTCCAAAGCCCGTGGCCACTAGAATCAACTTGCCGAAAGGCAACCTAGTCTTACCGTCTGGGCAGCGGTTTTCCCATCTTGCCGGGATACAAGTCAACAAATTTCCAATCTTTCCATCCTCGAGTTCTCACAATCAGTATGAGGCAATGGTGCGCCAAGTCCTCGAGGTCCCTATAATGACAGATGAGGGCAGGGCCATGCTTAGACGTGGCTAC